CAGATAAATAATTACAGAAGAAATTAATGAAAAGATTTAGAAATACTGATTTTTATAAATTCTATAGCACCAATGGCGTCCCTGACGCATTTTCAAATAAAATACAATCACTATCGGAAGGTGAAAAAATTACAAAGTTAAAGAGTCCTTTCGAAGAAATTGCCGAATATGACGCATGGTATTGGGGAACAACTGATATTGCTAAACCTAGAGTTATATATAAGTGTGACCAAACAGAAGATTACCAGAAAGTTGAAAGAAAATCGGTATCAGGTGATAGTCCAAAAATTAAAATTAGATTATCAAACGATTACTATCATCTTTGGAGTAGTAAAGAGGCTCGTCAGGCAAAGATTAATTATATGGTAAATAATACAAAATCACGACTTTCATTTGTTCCTAATCTACAAAAGGGTAGTGAAAAAGTTAATGTTTATAGACCCAAAGATTTTTATGATAGTAGTGAAAAGGACCCAGATTTCCAAAGTTATAAACCACTAGGAGACATTATAGTTCCTGAAAATCCGGAATTTGATAAAACGGAAACTACTGAAATTTATCCCAAATATTTGGAAAAAATAAATAGTCGTAAGGGTATTAATAGGAAGAAAAATGGACCAAAGATAGTTAGTGTTCTTGTTTCAGGTCCTGATACTCGTCTTCCAGATGACTACCAACTAATGTATAAAAGCGTTCGTAGAAGGGGATTTAATGCTGGTAAAGAAGGGTTTGCTATATGGAGACCAATTCCACCTGAGGGTTATGTTTGTCTAGGAGACATTATTCATCGTTCTCCTACTGGTGAAAAACCAAATAGAAACATAATAAGATGTATTCCACAGGAATGCGTAGAAGCGTTATCAGCGGAAAGCAACTCTTTTGAGTATTCTTTTAAAACACCAAATAGTGTAAGGGACTTTAATGGTAATACTAATGTAGTCCCTAGTGGAAGCGGTGAAATACGTGACACAGACTTAATTATAAATAAAGATGCCAAAATATTCACTGAATTATCTAGTGTTGTTCCAAAAATAAGTGGTAATGAAAATTCTAGAAACCGTGATAATTCTCTAGTAAACAAAACCGAATTAGAATTTATATTAGAAAAATTAAATCTATTCAGGTGTTCAAGTAATGGTTCTTTAGAAAATCAAAAGTATTACAAAATAAAAACGGAATATTTGTATAACTTACAAAAATATATGAAAAAAGACACTGGTTTAACTCTTATACCCAAACAAAAAAATTCAAAAGAGTATAGTATTTTGAAAATCTACGATAATTAAAAATCTATTATATATAATAATGATATTCGATATACCTTTATCTGTATATAGATACCTACTGAGACTATCAGTAGCAATAGTAGTCATAGGAGGGGTTTATTATTATAACCTCAATACCACAAATCGTGTAATGAAAATAGCATCAGCATGGTTTATGATAGTTATGACTATGAACTTAATAAATATGGATGTCACTTTAGGACACTATTTACGCAATCAAAATAAAAAAGGACCAAGGGGTGTTGAAGGTTCCAAAGGACCAAAAGGATTCAAGGGGGATTCATTAAGATGTGGAAGTATTTGTGGTGGCATTACTAAACCATATGAAGCAGATAATATAGATGAAAATGGCAATATTAATCCAAGCAATAATATAAAATTAGGTAAATGCGTATTTCCATTTGTCTATAAATATACTAACCAATATGAACCCATTAAACCTTGTGAATCTGGTGAAAATTTAGAAAGATGCTATGATATTGATGTAAATGGAAATCCAGTGGATCCGAATATTCCTAAAAATTCTAGTGAAGGTGGTGTATGTGCTACTCAATTAGATGTAAAGGGTAATCCAGTAAAATGGGGTTATACTAAAAATAGTGAAAAAATACTTCTTTTACGTGAAAAAAATAAAGAATTGGCTCGTGAAGAAGGCGAATACCAGAAAACTAATAGTGGAATTGTAGATGTTCAAGTTATAAAAGGGATCCGTAGTGACATCCAATGTCCCCCTGGATATAAAAAGATAGAAAAAGATTTAAATGAAGGAAGTAGCGGGGCATATGTATATGCCTGTAAGAAAATGGGAACTTCCAATTTAGGAGTAGGACATATAGATATAGCAAGAAACAGAGAAAAATGTGCCGATATTTCCACATTAGGAGAAGAAGATAAAAAGAAAATATTAAAATATAAAAGATTACCAGTTGATTTAAATGCTGATACTAATATTACAGGATATACTCCAAACAAATTGTTTATGTGTCTAGGAATGACTAACCGTGATTTTTTAACTGATGTTAGATTCGAAAACAATGCTGACCTCCAAGATGACGATTTTTCAATGAACACTATTGATTTAAATGAAACTACAGATGGCTCACCAGTTTATATGTACACCTCTAAAACTAGACTAGACTTCACCACAATGGATACCGCATTTGTCTTTGATAATTTCATTTATTTTATAATTTTAGACAAGTTCTATACATTCAATAAAAGATACAAAGCAAGTGACCCTTATCCTATTGTAGATAAATTTGGGAAATTACCAGAGAATATAAATGCAGCATTTGTTAATGGACAAGATAACAAATTGTATTTCTTTGCTGGAGAATTAGTTTACCAATATAATTCAAGATTAATGAAAATAAGTGATGGATATCCTAAGAAAATTAGTGAATTGTTTAGCGGAGTTCCCAGTAATATAGATGCTGTTTTTACTAATCCTAAAGATAACAATACCTACTTTTTTAAAGACCGTTTAGTGTATAAATACAACACAACAAGCAAACGTGTTGAAGAGGGATATCCTAGAAATATTGGAACTAAATTCCCAGGTGCTCCTGATAATCCTGATGCGGTATTATACAATAACTTTGATGGTAAAATATATTTCTTACGTGGAAATCAATACTGGGTATTGAAAGAAAATGAAACATTAGCAGCTGGATATCCTAAGGCCATAGCAGAAAAATTCCCAGGTTTAGGAGTTGTCCCAGATACTCAAAGTTATTTCAATATATCTAATACATTTAGTGGAAGTGATTTATTCTTATTTGGTGGAAGGAACCGACAATTTTACTTCAAATTTAATAAAAAAACTATGAAATTATCGGGTGAAAGAAAAATAACTGATTTATTCAAAAAAGCACCTGAATATTTTGATTGTGTAGTCTTCAATGATATTACTAGAAACTACTATTTATTTGAAGGCATTTATGTTCACATCTATAAAGGTTCAGCAACAAGCATGACTGCCAGAAGAAAATTAGCCGCTGATATTTTCCAAGAATTTCCCGATAACATTGATGCTATGTTCCAAATCCCAAATAGTGACTTAATGTTTGCGGTTAAAGGTCCAAGTTTCGTAAAATACAGTCTAGAAAGCAACACTAAAACGTTTAAATTAATAGAAGCATTTGACGCCTCAGAAACAGTTCCATTTTTAAAGGATGGTGTAGATGGAATAGTATTCATTGAAAATAAAGGAAATAATACAATATTTGCTGGAATTAGAGGAATAAAATTTGGATTGTTTAAATTCAATAATGATACTGAGTCATTTTCAACTGACTCTAATTCAATGAACTATTTAGATAGTGAAGATAGTCCGTTTTACAGTAGAAAAAAGGTGGAAAATAAGTGGGTTGAAGTGGGTTTAAAAGTTAGACAATAATTAACAAACAGGAGGTTTCTTCAGTAGAACTATATCTTTTATATTTACCTTTTTAACTTGTGAATAATCAGGTCTTCCAAAACTCTTATTTTTTCTATTCGGTTCAATAGAGTTTATACTCATAAATACCTTATAATTCTCCCCTCCTAAGTCTTCAGTAATAACACCATAGAATTTTACTTCTTCTTCACTTAAGTTGATATAGGGTTCGGTATCATAGTTTATTTTTCCATTTTTCACAATTACCTTAGTTCCTAATTTGAGTCTATCCTTTGGTGGATTATAATCAAGTATAAACATTTCAGTGGCATCTTTAAGGGAAACTTTTATAGGTTTGTTATTATTTATTTTTTGTAATCCTTTATTATCTGGAACATACAATATTTCACGTTTATCTTTATTTAATGATACCAATTTAGCTGATATATATGCGTGAATAGTATTATAATCAAATTCTTCTTGTAGGAGATTTTCAACAGGAACATTAATTGCGTTTCCTGGGAATGCCTTACTCTTGCGTTTAAATGTTGTTTTATCTAAATACCATACCTTTGCTCCACTACTCATACAAAAAGATTCTGGCATTTCTTCTAAATTCCACCTTTGACTATTTAGTAAGGGGTCACATTTAGTCATTTTAACGGAATTGTCCAGACTTCCTGTGAGACACATATTCTCATTAGTTCCTACACGATAATCACTACTTTTGTATTGTAAGTTATTATTAGAATTCTTAATAAACTGTTGTCCAATTTTTTCTGAGTTACATTCTTGAATTGAAGCCGAAGACTGGTCTTCAACACGTTCTGATTTTAATTCAGCAGTTAGACAGTAATTTGAATTATTTTTTAATCTAATTGTATTATCTGACTTGTGGGTAAAGTTAGTTCCAAAATAATCAGGTTCTTTACAACCTCCTAGATATACTTTCGATTTAACTGGTGTGGGATTATAGCACACTTTCTTTTTACAATATTTAGTTTGTTCGTTGAATTCACCTCCAATGGCATCACAATCGCTCTTTTTATTCATAAGAAAACTTCCATCCGTTATGTTATAACCTTGACATGTTTCTTCGGTATCTTTATTATCACGAGGTATTACTAGTGTTTGTTTATTAAATACATTATCACAAACTTCAAAATTACACTCTGCTACTCCTCTTTTTGCCTTAGGACTTCCACCCATATCGCGACATGTATTTACATCTGTCACTATTTGGACATTTGCTACTTTAGTTCTTCCAGGACACGACCCTACTTTATTAATATAATACTTATTCTTAATATTCTGATCTCTAGCTACATCTATTTTACAGGTAGTACTAGATGTCACAATATTACCAGTTAAGTTTTGACATCCTCTTTTGTCAGTGGGAAATTCTCCAGTAAAATACTGAGTTTCACCCGAATAATCATTACTGTGTTTTAAGAAAAGTGATTTTTTCATTTTATCCTTGAGTGGTATTCCACCAACTGGATTTAATTCTTTATAATAATCACTCCAATAACTATATGGAACATTAAGACATCTAGATTTTCCATTTCTATTGGGTTCGTAATTTATTGCCTTGTAATCATTGTCTTCTACTTCTCTTAGGTTGTTATACAAGTTGTATTCGGTAAATTCACCACTTTTATAACTCAATGAAACATTAAAACAGCAGGCATCTTTATCAGTGCCAGTATTTATTTTGCTTTGTTCTTCTAGTATAATATTATCATCTGCGAAACTACTGAAATCTTTTATATTATAAACTGGATTATCCAATTCACTAGGTTCTCTTAATTCAAATTTTGTTGATTTTGAATAACCTCTTTCATATCTAACTCCAGTCTTAGAATCAATGTTAAAACTAGATGTAAAATATCTCATCTTAGACATACCGGAAGGTTCGTATCTTGTCCAAATACCTATTTCATTATTAAACCACTGATTAGACAATTTCCTAAGACTATTTTCCGATTCTTGAATAAACTCCATTGGTTCCACTAAGTCAGCACGAACACACCAAATTAAATCCTTACTTAATACAGTGTTACCTCTTTCCATACGAATTAAATTTCCCATTGCTATGAAACCATCTGGAGGTATAGGCTTCCATATTGAGAAATACTGGTCATCTCCCGAAATAATATTACTATTGTTGTAAACTTCGGTATATCCTACTGGACTCTTTACACCTCCATTTACTAAATCTGTATTTATCTCATAGATTGGAATTTCTCCGTTTAATTCCCTAATACGTGCCTCAGTATAATTATCCTCATCTACTATAATGTCTCCTAATGGTCTATATTCACCCTGTCGTAATGGTCTATAAAAATGTGCTGTTTTTGTTTCTGTTCCAGAAGTATATTTGAATGATAATTTTCCTAGTTTCTTGTAATTGTTGGTGCGAGAAGTATATAATTTATTTTTAATAGAGAAATTAGGACGATACTTCATATAATAAAGTATATCTACACTTTCTCCATTTACTACTTCACGATTTACATATCCTAACGATGTATATTTATCCTTTCTACATAATGGTTGTAGTGGCAGGAAAGAAGTTTTTTCTAAAAAGTTTTCTATTGATTTGTCCCTACGCTTAAATTCGAGAACCTTTGATTTTTCATTATATTTACCCAAATAAAATCGCTCTCCATTATGAATAACAGTAATATGAACACTATTTTTCTGTCGTTTGTTACTAGATAATTCAAATGTGAATGAGAATTTAGATTCGGTGGATTTTAGTCCAATTTTGAGAGGCACATTTTCATTATTGAATTGAAGGAATAAACTGGCATTTAATAGAGTATTTAATTGGACAGGATTATCTATATTACTTTTAATGAAATCGTAATTTATAGGATAAATTTTGTCCAATTTAGGAACTATATTTAATAATTTACTACTTGACTTAATACCAGTTGTTTCTTCAGTAGTTAATTTTCTTAAAAGACTACTTCCTTTTAATTTAATAGCACGTTTAGAGAAGAAATGTTGATATATTTTTAAATTTTCGTCAGTGGTTTGGTAATTCATAGCGACAAATTGTGCGCCACTGAACCAAATATCACGAGGATTGTAATTGAATGAAAAAAGGTCCTCGTCTGGAATAACAATTGTAATTATATTTTTATTCATATCAGCTATATCAACACTAGCATCTAATGCGTCTATTTTATAACCATTAATAATTATATCAGATTCGCCAAATTCTTCAGGTTCGAACTTGAGAGTATCCGCTTTTTTAAAACTAATCTTGTCTCTTGTAATATTATCAATTGCTAAAAGAGTAGTTCCAGTTACATTTGCTGGATTTTTGGAACCACTTAATCTAACAGAATATTCCTTAGAAAGTCCTAGGGTTCTAAAATCTTCTCTATAATCGTTTAACTTAATGTAATTTACACCAATACTAGTATGGAATGAAATTTTATTACTTTTATAGAGGATATCGGGAGCATTAACACTAAATTTTTTACGAATTATAACATCGGAATACTCTAATCTTTGAAGATTTCCATTGCTAGTTGAAATATTAATGAATTCTTCTAATTTAGTATTTTGAAAACCAGTATTACTCATAATAACTACTTTATCCATTAAATCGCACACTGATGTCTCACAAAGATTTTTGCGTTGGTATCTGTAACTCTTATCTAAAATACGGTCACCAAGCATTTGAACAATTAAATCGGCTGTTTGGTCTAATGCTCCAGAATAATTGGTTTTTATATCGAGATATATGAAAATTGGATCACTATAATTATTTACGACTGATTCGTTGAAAGCGTAATCTTTTATAGTATTGAATACTTGACGAAGAGAAACAACATTCGCACTTAGTTTCCAGTTGCCACGTTTTGTTCCTACACTCACTACTGGTTCTGCCTCGTTATTTGATTCTCGAGAAAAAACACTAAATTCAAGATATCTTACATTATTTTTTATTATATTCAAAAGCATATCAGTAGTTGCGTAATCGAAACGCTGTAATCCACTAAGAAGTGTAGCATGACTACTCTTGATGTGGTAATCCACTAACTTTCTTGGTAAGAGTCTTGGACTACAATAGTCTGTTTGGTATGTCATTCTATTTTCAAGGGATACCTCATTGCTTGATACCCTGGAACCTACTCGATATTTTCTTGACAAAAAGAAACCTATTAAAACTAGTAATACAATTAAAACTATTACCATTATAGCTGGGTTATACTTATTAGAAATATTGGATATTCTACTGGAAACGTCCATTTAATAAATAAAAATATTTTAATTTTTGAATGTGAAATCTAAATTTATAGGTATTAAACACTTACCTGTTTTTTCGTCATAATACTTTTCAGGAAGACCTAGTGTAACCGCCTGATTAAACAAATTAAGTGCTTTAGTAAAATATTGTAATTCACTCAACGGTGTAAATACACAACTCCCATGTTTAGTATATTCGTGTTGCCAAAAATCCGCATCTGGTTCTCTATTTGAATACCAATGCTCTTTTAATTCAGTCATTATTGGTTTAAGTGCCTCTATAGAAAAATTTACTTCACGACAGAAACTTGGGTAACTATTAGAAGAATATTGTGGCCATAACCCATGAATACTCCATCCAATTTCATTGTATTCTGATTCCCTAATTAGCGATAAATAGTAGAATCTAGTATCGCCAGTTATATATGAATCAAAAAGTGTCTTAGTAATTCCAAAAAACATAGTTGATACTATATTGTTCGGGTTTTTTCTAAGAGAATGCGGTCTATTTCATTTTGAAGTAAAAGTTTTTCATTATTAATTTTTTTACCGACACTTTTGTCTTCACGATTTTCCTCTACGTCCAATATAATTTTTTCTTTATTTTTAAATGAATTGAATAATATGTTAGACTTCATTGTTAATTCTATCATTCTTGGCATATTCATTACAAGTGGCGTATTAATACTATAAAATTCAGATATAAAAGAGGTAGCGGTTAATAATAAATGTATTTTTCTATTTTTTGGATTAAAATTATACTTATAAATGTTGAAAAGACTAGTAACCTGACGTGCTATAACTGTATCCCTCTTTTTTACTTCTGCTAAAATATAATTCCAAAATACCCATAATATGTCGCCTTTAAATTCTGCTGGAATTCCAGATATCTCCCTAGGTTTGATAGCTATAAACTGGCGCATCTTTAGTTTTAATTTTTCTACTTGAATTACCCATGATAACCACCTAGTTGCTTTTTTAATTTCATTACTTCTAATATAAAAAATAAATTCATTCAATGCCAGCCCTAACTCGGGAGAATCACCAGGATAAACGAATTTTTCAGTATAATTTAAAATAGCAGGAGTTCTAGGTGGCATATCTTTTACTCCTGGAAGTGTAAGAGAGTTTTTACATTTATTAGATTCTAAAAGAATATATAGCATTTCAGTTAAATGATTTCTTATAGCCTGGTCATTGCGATATATAAGTTCTAATGATTTGTCACCCTTTAATACTTCTCTATAATAATCATCTAATTTTATCAAATACGAATATCTTGTATAAAAAGTAAAGGGAAATGTAGGATTTTTTACATTTATTGATTTACAATAAAATGATAGTATGAACTGATATAACTTTACACATTTTCCGCTACATAATAGGTCAAATGCTATGTAAAGAATTTTATCTATATCGGGTTCGCGCGTTAGCAAATTCCTAAGATTAGTGAAACCAGAATTTATTGATTGACCCATAAAACTATTCTTAGAAAAATTAGAAATTGGTCGGTTGTCATTAATTTTGAAGCGTTTATCCATTTATCTATTATCAAATCTTTTTTATTCACTAATTAATTGAAATAATTTTTTAGCACTTAATTTTCCTTTTCCTTTTATAGGTTCTAAATTATAACTAACTAGTATTTCCTTCATTAATTCTGGTTTAAACTTTAATAATTTATCAATAATACTTGGGATGTTATTAGTTACACTATATTCTATTAATCCGCTGAAGTCGTTGTATAATAAGTATAGTTCCACTTGAAAAAATAAATAGTTGAAATCTGGAAGCTCTTTACCTTTTTTAACTAGTGAAGTAAATATGTTAAATAAAACAAAAACTATATTACTACCGCTAATATTAACACCTGTTATTCTATTCCATCTTTTGATATTCGTTTCCAAAATTCCTGCGTTGTATCCGTCACCAGTTCTCATCAAATCTGTAGCATATAAGGAAATAATCTTTATAATAGTCTCTCTTATTTCATCGAATTTCTCTTGTTTTTGAAGGAAATTCAATTTATCGCTCCACTGATTAAGTGGTCGAGTAAAAGAGTGTTGCTTATAAAAATTACTCATACTATTACGAAATCCAATGTAAAACTGTTCCATCTCATAGTCATTCATTTTGTAATACTATCTATTAATATTTTTAAATCAATACTTGTAAATGATAATACAAGTGATAATCATAGTAAAGAAGGCCATATATAGATAACCTATAAATCTAAGCTGACTTGGAGAAAGATAATCTATCAAAAAGAGTGAAGCTATAGTCATACCAATCATTAATAGTTCAAGCATTATAATTATAATTATTATTGTTAATAAAAAAATATTTTTCAATTTTATTTACATTGTCCCTCTCCACATTCAATATCATTAAGAGCATAGATTAAACCAGGAAAATAGAAAAATGAAGTAAGAATAAAACTTATTATGATTTTATCGATACGAGGAAATCCCTTTTCGAACTGGTCAATTATAAAATACATTGGTGGAAATATTACCAAGAATATATATTTGGGCATATTTTTAGGGAAACATATTGTTCCATATAAAACACCACCATTCATCATCTTATCCATTTGACTCTGATTATCAAAGTTAGTCACAGCACATTTATCACCCATTTAATATTTATTAACATTTTAATTTTATGTCTTCATAAAAGTTTCTACTGGGTCAGTTTCTTCATTCATTGGAACTTTACCTTTTCCTCGTTTGGTAGAGATGTATTGTCTTTCTTGTTGATAAGTGTTGGAATTACCAATAACAATAAATGCGTATATGAGACCTGGAAAGTAGAACATACAGGTAAAAATACTACACAATATAATATACTTTATGCCATTTATGCCTCTTGCTAAGAAAACACCAAATGGAGGAAGTAAAATAGTAATAACTGCTCTTGGTAACCATAGAGTTGTTAATTTTCCAGTACATTTACCATTACTATTTGTGTATTTTCTAGACATTTGTCCAAAAATAATATCGCCTTTCAATCTACCGAGTAGAAGCTGACTTATTAACTGAAATATAAGTTTCCATATACTATACAATAAAAGTAATATACCCTTTATTAATGAAACAATTGCCTCTACAACATAGGCAATAAATTTAGCAAGTGGTCCTGCCTTCGCAGTTTTAAATAATTTATCACGATATTTAGAATTAATTATTCCATATCTAGTATCGGCATTTTTGAACACATAACTATTATCGGGTTCAATTTCTCCAGAAGCAGTACATCTAGTCTCAATTACATGACCTTCATTATCAAATATAGTTTTACAGTTCCCTGATTCGCAATCTGCGTGAACACTACATTTTCTACCCATTTTACTAGTTGAGTCTAGGCAAAATCTTCCCTTAGGATTGTTATCCTGATCATAAACAGTTTCGCAAACATTTGATGGACAATCTGCGTCGCGTTTACATTTCTCGCCATATGATACGTTCATAGTTTCTAATATAATTAATTATTTTTATTTTATTTAAACCAGTAATGAATTAATACTAAAAATGAACAATTCAAATGAATCAGTTAGAAAAATTATAAATGAAAAAGGAACTAAAATATGTTTAGCTGCGGATGTTTCTAGTGTATATGAATTGCTTGGAATTGCGGATGAAATGGGACCATATATATGTATATTAAAAATTCATTATGATATAATACCTAATTTTCACGAGAGTAACTGTGGAATTGAATTAATGAAAATAAAAGAACGCCATAATTTTTTAGTGTGGGAAGACCGCAAGTTTGCCGATATTGGTAGCATAATGGAGAGACAAATAAGAACTAGTGTATTACCATGGGCTGATATTGTTTCCGCACACCCACTACCAGGATTAGAGAGTTTAATGGCAATACCAAAAGAAGTAGGAATTATACTCATAGGAGAATTATCCTGCTATGGAAATCTGATAGATAGAAATTATACAAAACGGACAGTCGAACTTAGCGAAAGTCTTTCAAATTTAGTTGGATTTGTAGGTCAAAGAGATATAAGAGCTAATAATGGTCCTTTAATGTTTGTTCCAGGAATAAGTTTAGAGGAAAATAATGAGGGTGATGGAAAAGGTCAAAGGTATTCTACAATTCAAAGCAAATCGTTTGCTGATGTTTTCGTTATAGGAAGAGGAATACTAAACACTAGTAATCCATTGGAAACAATAAAAAAATTTATTAATTATTTATAAACATTATGTGTAAGAGACAATACATTAATCCAGGGAAATAATAGGCATATACTGTTAGCAGACTACAAATAATTACGTGATACCAACCTGTTATTCCCATATGAAGGAATAATGCTAATGGAGGACATAAAATAGCAATAATATATTTTAAAACATTACTACGACGACACACTTTATCTCCACCACATTTTTCCTCTTTTATAATTTTTCCACTAGAATTCTTCTTACGTCTAAAACCGAATAATCCACCTCCCGAATCCTGACATTTATTATAGGGTTTCTTCTTTCCTTTAAAAACACCAACAATATTCATTAATACTACTTTTATTGCTAAGAATATTCCTGTTATAGAATCATTTACTATGTTAATCGGATTTAAAATGTAAATGAATCCAGGTAATAATTCAAATAAGCCATAAATTAAATATTCAATAAGTTTTCCTAAATGTGTAAAAACATCAGCAATACTAGTAACAGCATCAATTACAGCACCTAATCCCATTAAGATTTATCTATTATAGTATTCTATTTTTATTTCTTGATTAACATAAAATATGAAGAAGACAATACATTAATCCAGGGAAATAATAGGCATATACTGTTAGGATGCTACAGATTATAACATGAAACCATCCTGCTACTCCCATTTTTAAGAAAAGTCCAAGTGGCGGGCATAAAATAGTTATTAAAAGCACCATTAATTTAGGTTTTATACATTTAGCTCCATTGGGAGGTCCTGTTCCTATTAATTTTCCTTCAGTATTTCTTTTTCTACGATAACCAAAAATGCCTTCTCCAGCACTTTTACAGGCATCATAACCCTTTCTTCCTGTTTTAGTAAAGAATGAAATAAAATTTACTGTAAATATTTTTATAGCCATGAATATGCCAGTAATAGTATCATTTATTAGACTTACTGGATTTAATATTAACACCGCAGCTTGAATTATTTGAACTACAGCATTAATAAGAGCTACGAGCATTTCTCCTAGGGTGACTGAAACCTCACCTATAGTAACAATAGCAGAAAAAAGTTTATCAATCATCTATTATTATAAATTATTTTTTTTACATAAAATTCATAACATGTAATAATGCATAAATAAGTCCAGGGAAATAATAAGCAAATACCGTTAGAACACTACAAATTATTATATGGAACCAACCTGATGCCCCTAAGTGGAGGAATAGTGCTAATGGAGGACACAATACAACAACCAAATATTTAATTAGAAGTGGTCTAAAACAACCCTTTTTGCCACAATCTCCACCTGTAATTTTCCCTTCACTATTCCTCTTACGACGATAACCAAATAACCCTCCTCCAGTATCTTTACACTTATTATATGGTTTCTTTTTAGGTTTTACTGCTCCAAATAAATTTACAATAATAATTTTTATACTCATAAAAACACCAGTAATTGAATCATTAACAATATTAATAGGGTTTAATATATTTAATGCGGCCATTAATAATTCAGGTATGGCAGTTAAAACTATAATTATGGCTTTCACTAAAAGAACCATAGCATCAATAATTCCCATTAATGGTCCCAGAATAGGATTAAATACTGGTTTAAAAACCTGGTCAACGATATTCATTTAATAAGAGTGTATAAAATAATTTACACTGTTAAATTAGTCGTTCCCCTTTCCTCTATAAGTATAGTATCTTCGTATTGACTAGTATAAATTCCTCTTTTTGGATCATAAATAATATTATTATTGAATAGAGTTTGAAGTTGTCTATTGATATCAAGATTGCTATTTACTGAGTTTCTCTGTATGTCTCTCTGTGAAAATGGAAGAGTATAAATATGTTCTTTTATAATTTTAGTAATCTCTAGTGTTTCAGGATTTTTACTTTTTAATAATTTCTTATAATCTGTAACCATAAAATGATTGTGTTTTGATACATCTATTGAATTTAAAATAATTGAATTGGATGGTCCATTAGTAGCATAAAACTCTATTGCCCATATTTCATCTGCTTCCATTCTTTGTGTTCGCATTTCTATCGGTTGAAAACTACTATGAGCATAGAATGACTTTCCAGCGTGTATTTTATAGGTTTCTATGTTATGTCCGCACACATTAGCTATAGCATTTAATGGTTTGTCTTCAAATTCATAACTAGAAATTATTTCACTTGCGGTATCTTGAATATCGCGAATATAAGTCTCTGGACGACAATCTGGAATTACGGTTAAAACTGCTTCTTGTGTAGCTTTAATTAAAGGATTAAACCTACTGGATTGAGAATAACTTCTAGCAGCATCAACTATGTTTCCTCTTACTTGAACACCATAGTCTATTTTTAGAATATTATTGAATTTATTAAAAGTTCTATTATCATTATCTAGTTCCAATGTATCATGTGCCACTATATAGTCCATTGAAAGTCCTACTGGAAATGCCAATCCTCCATTTATTTGATTGTTTAATAATGGGGTTTTGTATTTTTGCGTTTCTTTTATTATTCTAGATTCTATAAATTCTGTAATTTCAGTAAATGTATGCTGTGTATGAAGAGAATCATCTAAATATTTCCATAAGTCTAATCTAATATTTCTATGAATAGTTCCAGCTTCT